CCTGGGAATTTACTTCTTGCTTCTCCCAACATCATTTTACATTCTGCTAAGGCCCAATCTGCAATCCAAGGTTTCGCATAATTGTCGTTAAGCAATATTTCCTCAGGTACATAGTTATATACTCCAATGGAAATATCTTCTTCGTGTTTTATGGCTCTTAATATTTTTAAAACTTTAGTATTTGGATTAAAAGTAAAATCGTACTCACTACCAAATATTCTTCCTAACGTTTCTTTATATTGAGAAAATGCATCAAAAACTGCTAATCCGCCAATCTGTCCTGCTTGTACCATATACATATTATGGAAAGCAACATCAAAAGGATCAAAGTTAGTACCACCTGTTGATGTGGAACTTACTCCTCTTCTATAAACTTTTCTAACATTTAAAACTTCTGCAGGCAAACTGTATTCTTGAACGTCTACTAGGGTAGATAAAAATACATAACTTTCTTCACTTGCAACGTCACTACGAGACCTTAACACGTCAACTGCCTTGGATATAGCAAGGTTGTAGTGTTCTGGATCTAATTCCACATCAACCATACCGTCGCCTAAACGAAGTTTGATTTCTGTGATTAATTTATTTTTGTTGGTCTCGGATGAACTCATACAAGTATTTATCTAAAACGTTGTTAGTAAAATACAATGCTCATTTATTCTACCGTTCATTTTAGTACCGGTAGTAGTTAATTCGTCAAATGCTTTTGAAAATTTTGTTTTTGCTTTGCCAGTCCAGTTGTTTATTTGTTCTTTTGGCTTTCTCAATGTTTTTTGCAAACTCTCATCTGGGTCAAAGTCCTGTATAGTTGTGCCTTTGACCATTAGTCCTGCTCCTGGTCTATTCATTGCTTTAGGATCTTTACTTTTTGCGTGATACACTCCTATTTTTCTGTTTTTAGTGTTATACACCCATAACTCGTTGCAATTAACAATATCAGTAGGCTCTATAGATGCCAGTCCTAGTTCGCCAAAGGCTTCTAAATACTTTAACTTTTTAATTATAGATTCCTTACTTCTTGCTCTAGGTTTTCTTGCTTTTCTAGTTGTTTTTGCTTTGTTAATAAATGTCTCACAGGCAGTTTCTATTTTTTCAAAAAACGTCAAATACTCTTTTCTCATTTTAGGATTCATAAAACTGTAGCCTTCTTTGATGTCTTCGTCTTGCCATTCTATAACTTCTACTGCTTCTGCTTTTGCATCTTCATACGATTCAATTATTAGTTTGGCGTGATTTGCCTTTATTGCTGGTTGATACGAAATCATCATTTTATATGGGTCGAAGTCATTTACAGATTTATCTCCTGTTATAAAGTCATCAAGATATGATTCAAACTCTCCTAAGAGATCTGTAATTTGCTCTTGCATTCTTTGTTTGATTGTGACTATCGGTTTTTCTTTTTGTTTCTCTTTCTTTTCTAGAATTGTTTTCTTTCCTCTTTCAATCCATTCTACCTTTCTTTTTTCCAAATGGTTTAAAAATCCTTCAGTCATATATCCTAGTTTAGATTCTATAAAGAATGAATTCCCACAAGACGTAAATGCCCAGTCAGGATTTGATAGGATGAGTTCTATTTCTTTTTTGTCCCATCCAGACTTATTTGCAATCCAAGTTCTTGCCGCTGAAACTGTTTGCTTACTTTTAATTTCTGTACGAACAAAGTATTCACACTCTCTAACTGCTTTCTCTTGCTCTGCACTATCAGTTAAAAGTTTAAGTGTTTTCCACTCAGGTTCCGTAGTAACAAAAACTGAACGTGTTTTAGTTTTTCTTCTTGGCATCTACTATTTTTATCTCTACTAGTTTATTTTTGACTATAAACTGGAGCCATTCGGGCCAATTTTTAAATCCTAGTATATTTTTAGGATTTTTAAATGCTTTTTTCTCAGCATAGAATTCACTTATCTCAACTATGCCTTCCGCTTTACCAAATGTACGTCCGTGTTCGTAGCCTTTGTTATAACAGTAAGTCGAATAAAGTGCACCTATTATAGTGAATGCAATTATTGTCATTTCCATAAATGTTCTCCTGTTATGGTTATTATATATGCCTTTGGGTGCAAAGTCAACACAAAATAGAATCGCAGAACGATAAATAGTGTTATGCCTAAAATAAGTTTATGGAATCCGGAAAAGACAAACGACTATTATTTTACAAGTAGAATAGTAGGCGAGCATCTGTTCTCCGGTGGTACAGGAATATTTGTTCACAAGTACTTGGGTGTTGCAGAAGATGTATCAGACGGAAACGACTATACCCAGAAAAGTCCTTTAAACTATTATGACAGTGATGGTAATAAAAGAACTGGTGAATCAGTTATACAAGATTTGTTGTTTTTAGAAAATCGAGACAGAATTTATAGTCAAGATGTGTATGAACTTAGAGGAGCCTATGATATAGGCGATAACGATTTTGATATGACACAGTTTGGATTATTCTTATCCAACGATACTATATTCATAAACTTCCATATAGAGAGTATGGTAGATGCATTAGGCAGAAAGTTAATGTCAGGTGATGTGATTGAGTTACCTCACCTAAGAGATGATTTGTTGCTGGACGACAGAGAAGAAGCAATTAATAGATTCTACGTTGTTCAAGATGGCAGTAGACCGGCATCAGGGTTTGATCCAAGATGGTGGCCTCATTTGTGGAGAGTCAAGTGTGGACCAATTACAGATTCTCAAGAATACAGAGATATTATTGGAACTGGTGAAGAAATTGGTGACCTTAGAGATGCTATTAGCACATACCAAGACGAGATTGATATTTCATCTGCTATTGTGCAACAAGCAGAAAATGATGTGCCATATGATGAATCATACCAAGCAGGCGTACACCTTTATGTAAATGAAGACTTACCCAACAAACCTATTATAGGAACTGTTGAAGGTGCACCCAATGGTGTAACACTTGTAGGAAGTGGAATTAGTTTTCCAGTATCTTCTAATGATAATGACTACTTCCTAAGAACAGACTTTACACCAAATAGATTATTTAAGAAACAAGGAACTAGGTGGATAAAAGTACAAGACGATACTAAACAAAGTTGGAACAATGCTAATAGAATTTTAAGTTCATTTATCAATAACACCAACACAACATTGCAGTCAGATGGTAGTACAATAGATGAAATGCAATTTGTTAGTAAAGTTGTTAAACCTAAAACGGACAATTAAAAATGAAAATATATGAAGTAGCAGATAAAGTAGAGCAATTAGAAGATAAACTATATGATATGAAGTCAACTCTACAAAGTGCTAGAAATATTACTAAAAAAATAAAGTACAACAATACTTATAGTGAAATCATTGCAGAATTAGGAACACTAGCAGAAGATAATGGTTTAAAATTAGATGAATATCAGATTCGACAAGTTTATCAGGCTCATAACAATTTAGAGTCAGAAATTTACGAATTAGAAGAAGTGTTTAAAGATGCTATAAGAGATTTGAGAAACAAAATTGACGATATGGATGAAGAATGAAATATTGGTATGACGAGCAGTTAAGAAGATACATACTTCAGTTTGTAAGAATATTTGCAAATTTCAAAGTCAAAGAAGGTGGCAAAGGAGGAAAGAATCCTTACTACAATCAAGTACCTGTTAGATATGCCGATATGAGTAGAATGGTAGCACATATACTTAGACAAAACTCTGAGAATATGATTAACAGCACACCATTTATTGCTTGTTCAATTCAACAATTAGCAATAGCAAGAGATAGAACACACGAGCCAAATTTTGTTGATAAAAAACAGATAACTGAAAGAAAATTTGATAAAGAAACAAACAGTTACACTACGTTACCTGGTAATCAATATACTGTAGAAAGATATATGCCGGTGCCGTATAATTTAACAATGCAAGTAGATATATGGACTCCTAACACTGATACCAAAATGCAGTTGTTAGAACAGATACTTGTATTGTTTAATCCAACAATTCAAATACAAGCAAATACAAATCCGTTAGACTGGACTAACATTGTCGAAGTTGAACTTATAGATTTACAGTGGACCAGCAGAACACAACCGGTTGGAGTAGATGAGCAGATTGATATTTCTAGTTTAACATTTACTTTACCTATTTGGTTAAATCCGCCTGCAAAAGTTAAAAAACAAGAAATAGTAGAGCAAATAGTTGCTGACATAAAACTTGTAGATAACTTACAAGAGTTAGGGTATGATGACGCCATATATGATTTCTTTGGTGATATAGAAAATGCCGCCAGTGTAATTGTAACTCCGGGTAATTACAGAATTGGAGTGTCTGGTACAGATATTACATTACTGTCATCAGATAGTTTAACAACTAAAAAATGGAATGAAGATTTGTTAGATGCTTATGGAAAATTAAGAGACGGTGTTAGTATTTTAAAACTAAGACAATCAAATGACTACGAAGACCATACACAAGATATAATCGGTACTGTAACTGCTAACACATCAGACGCAACAAAATTATCAATTGTTATAGACCAAGATACATTACCACCAACAACATTAAGCGACATATCAAAAATTATTGATCCGCAAGTAAATTTTCCTGGAGACGGAACACTTGCTCCTGTGTTTGATGGTCAACGATATCTCATCACAGAAGAAATATCAACATCAGGATATCCTAATTGGGGTATAGATGCAGGAGAAAATGATATAATTCAGTATAGTCAATCATCTGCTAAATGGGTAGTGGTGTTTGATGCCAGTTCATATTCAGGTACTGTTCCTGTTGTACAGAACTTAAATACAAGCAAACGTTATAAATTTGTGAGTAATCAATGGATATCCGTTTACGAAGGAGAGTACAACCCAGGGTTCTGGAAACTGGTGCTTTAGTAAAAATAGGCGCAGGAGCAATTTTTATTGCAAAGAACACAGGTAGATGTCTCCTACAATTAAGAAACAATAGTAACAAAAGAAACAACA